CAAGTGTTATCACATTCCTAAGTATGGAGAATGGACTAGGTAAGACACTATCACAGATATTTGCTGTAATGAACAAAGTAGGAGAAGTATTCTCCGCAGTAGGAACTTTCTTAAAAGACGTCTTTGCAAAAGTTATTGAAAAACTAACAGGTGTATTTGACAGTTTTGTAAATGGTGTTATTAGAGGCATCAACTCAGTTAGTGAATTTGTAGGCCTTGGTAAAATTATTGAAAGCACAAGTGAAGACATAAGGGTATCAGTAGGCAATACTGCCGTTGAAGCATTCAACGCCGTGTCAGGTGCAATTACAGAAACACTAGACACAGGTCTGGAATATGTAAACAGTCTAGATGTTATAAAAAGAGCACAGGCAGAAGGTGCTGATGTTTTAGAAATGTTGACACAGGCGTATGTTGACGCAGGTGTTAGTTATGATAAAGCAGAACAGGCCGCAAGAGATGAATACAACACAAGAATAAAAGGTATACCTGCTTACAAAGATCAAATCCTTAGACTTGCAGAAATTACAGGTGGCAACAAAGACGTAGCAAGTTCTTTTGACAAGGCGGCAGGTGCAACAAAAGAATTCAAAACAAAATTACAGAACCTAATAAAAAGTTATGATGAATATAGATTTACAACTGTAGAAATATTCAAAAAACAACAACAAGACAACTTCAAAATATTCAGCGAAGCTCTAGAAAATGAATTGCTTACTCAACAAGAGTTTGATGAATTAAAACTTGCTTCTAACAAAAGATTAAATGAACTAATACAAGAACAAAACGACGCGACAACTGCCAAATTTGAAGAAAACATGTTGAAGCAGATCAATGCAACATTGAATGCCAATGATGCAATCTTAAGTGCGGATCAGAAAAACTTCTTACAGAAAAAAGGTGCTGAAGAACGTCAACAAAAAATAACTGGCGAGAGAATAGAATTTGAAAAGAAATCAGAATTAGAAAAAACACAATTTGCAATTGGACAAGCAACTGACATGTTCAACAGTCTAGGACAAATGAACAAACAGGCGTTCCAGGCGGCAAAAGCATTTAACATTGCCAACGCTATTATGAACACTTATATGGGTGCCACAAAAGCATTAGCAACTTATCCACCACCGTTCAACTTTATTGCGGCCGCGGCAGTGGTAGCAAGTGGTTTGGCACAGGTTAGTGCAATTAGAAGTCAACAATACACAGGTAGACAACGTGGTGGTAATCTAACACTAGGCCAAGGCACTATTGTTGGAGAAGATGGACCAGAACTTATTGTTCCGAAACAACCAAGCACAGTTATTCCAAGAGAAGTAGCTGAAGCAGTTAATGGACTAGGCGGCAGAGGTGATAATGTAAATGTTAACTTTACTATCAATACAGTTGATGCTAGAGGTATGGACGAACTGTTATTAGAACGTCGCGGAACTATAACAGGTATTATTAACCAAGCGATGCAAAGTAAAGGAAGAAGAGGTATAGTGTAATGGCATATATAGGAACGTTTCCAAGTTCACCAGGATTTAACGCTGTTAATTTTAAGATGAACACACAAACAAAAATTACAAGAGCGGCAAGTGGTAGAACTATCAGAGCTACAAATTCAACAACATTATGGAGTGGCACATTAGCGTTTCCTGTTATGAACTTAGGTGAATTTAGACCTATACAAGGATTTATGGCACAGACACAAGGACCTCTAAATGAATTTGATATTGTTATACCAGGTGTAAGTGAATCACAAGCAAAAGACATCACAACAGGCGCCAGTATAGCAGACATTATAAATGGTAGAGTATTTGTAGAAGGAGCTCATAGTGCAGGAGATACAACTATTGCAATCACAACATTCCCTGATAGTGCTTCAACACAATTAGGCGATCAAGTTTTATTGAAAGCAGGAGATGTAGTTCGCTTTGCAAACCATACAAAAGTTTATATGGTAACTACTGATATCAACACTGACTCAGGTGGACTTGCTACACTAAACATCCAACCAGGATTAGTAGAAGCTCTAGCAGATGAAGAAGCAGTAACAACCAACAATGTGCCTTTTAGAATGATGATGTCTGGAGATGTTCAAGAATTTAACTACAGAACTGACAACCTAATTGCATACGAGATAGACGTAGAAGAGACAATTTAATGAGTAGAGGACTTAATGAAAACTTTAATAATCACCTAGCAGGTGATAGTTTTATTTCATACACTCTTATAGAGATTGGTCTTCATGGTGGCACTACCTTAAAATACACAGACGCACCATATGACATCACAGCATACTTTGGCGGAACTTATCTAGCACAAGGTAATTTTTTAGGTTACAGTGAAGCAAGTGAAACAGCTGATTTACAAATTACAAACATAAACCTTATTTTTACAGCACTAGACATCACAAGTGTAAGACAACTATGCAACAGCAATCAAATCAATCAAACTGTTACTATTAGACGTGTTTTTGTAGATCCAGGCGATAGTGCTCTAGGACTTATTACAGATAGTTCAGGCACAATTGACACAATAGATATTTTTGAAGGATCAATTGGTGGATATAGAATTGAAGATGCTGATGACACAGCAACAGTAACAATTGAAGTCAACAGTCAGTTTACAAACTTTGACAGACGTAATGGTAGACGCAGTAGTCTTAAAAACTTTCAAAGAGAACATCCAACAGACTTTGGTATGGAATACTCACATGAAAGTATGTTAGACATAAAATGGGGTAAGAAATGATTAGACCAATTGCACCAGAAGAATTAGAAAAGTTTGTAGATCTTACACTACTACATTCAAAAGACAGTGGTATGGATCATGATGCTATCAATAGAACATATCTTAGAAAGCAACTAAGAGAAATGTTGATACAAACAAACTATCAAATATTTGTAGCAGAACAAAATAATCGTTTTGTAGGTTATGCAATTGGTGCCATACACGAAAAATTTTATAACGCTAAACTCTATGGTGAATTGCTGTATATTTTTATTGATCCTAGTGTAAGAAATAAAACATTGTTAGATGATTTATTTGCTAGAATGGAAACATGGTTCTTAGACAACAACTGTCTGTTTATGCAGGCAAGTGTTATGGCATACACAAATGAATGGGCATGCCAAGAACAGTATGTAGACAAAGCTCGTGATTATTTTTTCAAAAGAGGTCAAATGAAAGAAGTTGGATATCATTATATCAAACCACTAGGGAGAGATTCATGGGCGGAGTAGTAAAAGCAATCACAGGTATTGTAAAAGGTATTGTCAAAGCTGTCGTAGGCGTTGTCAAAGCTGTGGTAGACTTTGTTGGTGATGTTGTAGGATTTGTTTTGAATCCAATGGGTGCATTTGACACACCAGATGTAGGAGATCCAGGAGAACAAGCACAAGGCATAGTTATAACAAGACAAGGCACAAACAATCCTATTCCTGTTGTATACGGATTTAGACGCACAGGTGGTATAAACATATTTTCAGAAACAAATGGTGAAACCAACAGATATCTTTATGTTGTGTATGCACTATGTGAAGGACCTATACAAGGTGTAGGTAGAATACTAATTAACGACATTGAATTGCCAGGACCAGCAGGCGGTATCTATGCAATCAATGCCTTACACAATGTTGACAGTGGTAGATACAAAGGCAGAGTCAAAATGGAATTCTTCTATGGAGAAGATAACCAAGGACAAAGTAAGTTAGCAAACGAATCAGCAACATGGCCAAAGAAACCAAGAGCATTACCAGGACTTGCTTATGCTGTGATGCGTTTTGAATGGAAAGAAGTTAAAACACAAGAAGACGCAGACAACAATCCATTTGCAGGTGGTATACCTAATGTTAAGTTTGATGTGTTTGGTAAAAAAGTATATGACGTAAGAGCACACGGTAGCACAGTATCATTGATAAGTGGCACATATGCCAGCAGACAAAGTGGCGCAAAATACAGTTTCAATCCTGCCAACTGTTTGTTAGATTATTTAGAAAACCCAAGATATGGTTGTGGTATTTCAACTGCTAAAATACATGGTGGCAGTTTTAGGATTGCCGCAGACAAGTTCGAACAGCAGGTCAACTACAGTAGCACACAACAAGGTAGAGCTCTAACTATGAATGCTGTGGTAAACACAGGTGCCAAAGTTATAGAAAACACAAAAATATTATTGGCAGGTGCTAGAGGCACAATGCCTTATTCACAAGGTAGATACAAACTAAAAGTAGAAGATGGCGGTAACGCAACTGACATAACTTCAGCAACTGTAACCGTTGCGTATGATGTAACATCTAAAAATGTTATTGGTGGCATCACAATGAATGGCGAACGTAAACGTTCAAAATTCAATCAAGTGATTGTAAACTATGTCAACCCTGACTTAGAATTTACAAACCAACAAGAAGTATACAGAGTAGATGGTGATAAAACTATTGACAAAGAAGAAGAGCTATCAGGCGAATTTACTTTTCACACAATTACCAATCCTAGTATAGCACAAGACTTGGCACAAATGATTTACAAAAAGTCAAGAAGTCAACGTTCAATTGAATTTACAGGCACACAAGAACTGTTGGATGTAGAAGTTGGTGATATCATTAGAGTAACAGACACAGTATTGGATCTAAATCTACAAACATTTAGAGTGATAGGTATGAAATTGCTTACAGATGGCAATATAGGTATTGAAGCAGTAGAACATGATGCAACAGTATATCCTTTCGTGCAAGGTGAACAAATTGAAATACCACCTAGTTTATATAGACCAGATGAATTTACAGTTATACCTTATGTAAGAGAATTACCAGAAAACGCATTAGGTTTGTTTCCTCCTTTGGATCCAGACATTG